GAAAAACTCTGACGTGTCGCTCTATAACGCGCTGGAAACGGCTGGGTTCACAGTGCCATTCAAGATGACGTCAGCGATGAACAACGCATTGCAGGCGACCATCACGGAAAACGTCAACCTGATTACCAGTATTCCGGAGCAGTATCTCACTCAGGTGCAGACGTTGGTTATGCAATCTGTCAGTCGCGGGAGAGACCTTTCGTCACTGACTGATGAGCTGCAGAAGCGTTACGGCATTACCCGGCGTAGGGCAGCACTCATCGCACGAGACCAGAACAACAAAGCCACCGCAGTTATGCAGACAGCCAGGCAGCAGTCACTCGGCATCACTGAGGGAATCTGGCGTCACTCTCACGCAGGTAAAGAGCCTCGACATTCACACGTTAAGGCTGATGGTGAGAAGTTCGACCTGTCGAAAGGGCTTTATCTGGATGGCAAGTGGACTCTTCCGGGTGAAGAGATAAACTGCAGGTGTACATGGAGCCCGGTTATCCCCGGACTGGAGAGCGCATGACCATCCCAAAAGAATGGCACTGGCGAGATGAAAAAAGACATCTTGTCGCTGAGATAAAGGACGGCGAAACAGAGTTGGTTGTTTATAAGCGATGGCTGAAAGTTAAGCAGCGATGGGATTACAAGGCAGAAACAAAAAGCATCATCGAATTCGAGCTCCGATTAATCGAACGAGATAAAGAATAGGTCGCCAAGGCGGCCTTATTTATTGCCTTAAATCAGAGGTGTTTATGCCTGAGTGTAAATGTAGAGCGCTATGTGTTTGCAGGGCGAAAGAGCTTCTGGAGCGCATCAGGCGACAACAACTGGCGAGTGGTGGGTATCAGCCTAATCCATCAATACACAAACCCGCCCCTCCGCCTAAAAAACGTTAATTAAACGGAAGCACACATGACTATCGAACGGTTAGCGTTTGACCGCGCATCCGTGCGCTCATTCGATGGTAACGGCAGGCTTCAGGTCACAAAGAGCAACATCAGCAAGGCGAACGTTTGCCCCTACTACGGGCGAGAGATTCCGAATGCTGAAGCGCTGGGTTTAGAGCCGGACAAGATTTACCGGTTGTATCGACATCCTGACGAACTGAAGAAAGCCGCACCAACATTCAACAACATCCCTGTTCTCTGCATACATACCCCCGACTTCCCCGGCGACCCGCCTCGCGAATACCGCGTAGGAACGACGCACTCTGGTTGTGATTTCGATGGCACCTATCTCACCAACGGCCTGTCCGTCTGGGATAACTCAGCCATTGCGGGTATTGAGACTGAAGAGCAGAAAGAACTGTCATCGTCGTATCAGTACGTCGCTGACATGAGTCCCGGCGAAACAGCAGACGGCGAAGCGTTTGATGGCGTCATGCGTGACATCGTCGGGAACCACGTTGCACTGGTCGAAACCGGCCGCGCAGGTAGCGACGTACTGGTCGCTGATTCACTCCCACTGGAGCTTAAATACATGAAGTTAGACCGCAAAGGCGTTGCCGCACGTGCCGCGCTGGGAGCGTATCTGAAGCCGCGCCTGGCTCAGGATGCTGCACCCAAAGACCTTACCGCCATCCTGAATGCGAATAAGTCACCTAAGGCTGTCGCTCAGGCCATCGTAGCTAAATACAAATCACGCCTCGCGGCTGACATGGATATCGAACCGGAAGAACTGGTCGAGATCATCGAAGCGTCTGCTGAAGGTGTTGAGCCAGATGAAGAAGTTAAGGTAACTGGCGACGATGACAAAGAAGGCATCATGGCAGCGCTGCGTGAAGCTGGCGTATCTGAAAAGCTGATTGCTCAGATTTCTGCCGCACTGTCACCTGCCGTCGCTCAGGATGCTGACAAAGACGACGACAAAGACGAGAAAGAAAAAGTGTCCAAAACCGCCATGGATTCCGCAATTCGCCTGGCGCAGGACAGCGCAACCAAAGCCGCTGCCGAAAACTTCCGCAAAGTGCGAGAAGCAGAGCAGGCCGTTCGCCCGCTTATCGGCGATGTGGTTGCAATGGACTCCGCTGATGACGTCTACCGCACCGCTCTGGAGCAGGCTGAGGTAGATATCAATGGCGTGCATCCATCGGCGTTCCCGTCACTGGTGCGCATGGCTATCCAGCAGAAAGAAAATTCACGTCCTGCCCCTCTGGCTCAGGATTCCGCATCAATCAGCGATTTCGAGAAGGCTTTCCCGACCGCTGGCAAACTGAAACGAGGTTACTAAGATGGCAGGCTTTCAGAGCGTAATTAATCAATATCCGGCCCCCGGCGTCGAAGGTGGCTTTGCCAGCACTAATCCCGATGCAACTTATCCAGCAGGTGAAGCCGCATTAGTGGCTGGGTCTAATGGGGTGACCATTGGCCGTTTTGCATGGGAAGTGAACGGCGTTGTTTCAAACTCTGGTACTGGTGCTCCAGCAGGCTTTGTTTGTCGCGATGGTCAGGCTTCAATCACTACCTGGCTGGGAAGTGATTCGAACGTTATTCAGGCTGGACGCGAAATCACACTTAAAACTGCGGGTGATTACTGGGCTCGCACCTCAACTGCTGCGACACGCGGACAGAAAATCTTTGCCTCACTCACCACCGGACAGGTTCAGACCGGCGCTGCTGGCGCGACTATCACAGGCTATGCAGAGACTAACTTCAAAGTTGGCAACACCTGTGATGCTGGCGAACTCGTTAAAATTACCACCTGGAGCAACTAATGAACGAATTTCAGAAGCACTACGCCGCCGCAAGCGGTAAGTACGGCATTGTGCTGCCGGGTGCGAAAGAGTACCTGAAGCCTGAATTCGCTGAGAACTTCTCTCTGGCGATGGATGCGCAGCCTACTATGGTAACCACCGGTAGCGCAGGCATCCCGGCTTACTTCACCAACTACGTTGACCCTGAGCTGATCCGCGTGCTGGTTACTCCGATGAAAGCAGCGGAAATCATCGGCGAAGTGAAAAAAGGTGACTGGACAACATTAACTGCTCAGTTCCCGATCGTGGAATCTGCCGGTGAAACCAGTTCGTACGGCGACTACAACCACAACGGCATGACCGCCGCTAACGTCAACTGGGTTCCGCGTCAGTCCTACCACTACCAGACTCATACCCGCTGGGGCGAGCGTGAACTGGATATGTACGGCGCAGCGCGTATCGGCTATGCCGCAGAGTTAAACGTGGCGTCCGCTCTGGTGCTGAACAAGTTCCAGAACAAGTCTTACTTCTACGGTATTGCTGGCCTGCAGAACTACGGTCTGCTGAATGACCCGGCACTTCCTGCTTCGATCGCACCAGATGCTACCGGCACCGCCGGCGGTCTGCAGTGGTCAACCAAAGACGGACAGGCTGTGTATGACGACAACCTGAAATTGTTTGGTCGCCTGGTCGCGCAGACTAAAGGGTTGCTCGATATGAGCACCTCAATGACGCTGGCGATGTCTCCGGCTATGTCTGTGAACCTGGCTAAGACGAACATGTACAACGTGAACGTCTCTGACCTGCTGAAGAAGAATTTCCCGAACCTGAAGATTGAGACTGCTATCGAGTACTCAACCCCAGCCGGTGAAATGGTTCAGTTGATCGCCGATCGCCTGGGTGAGCAGGATACCGCTTATGCAGCATTCACCGAGAAGATGCGTGCTCACGCAGTTGTGACTGAAGAGTCGAGCTGGAAGCAGAAGAAATCAGGCGGCACCTGGGGTGCAATCATTCGTCAACCGCTGGCAATTGCCACCATGATCGGAGTGTAAGAAATGGCTGAAGTCGTAACAGTAGGTTGCAAACTTCCTAACGGTATCGTTATGGAAGTCGATGGTCGCGAGTTTGTTCTGAACGGCGCAAACGCCTCCAGCGTCATCGGTGGCTATGGTCTGACTGAAAACGTGGACAAGGCCGCTTTCGATAAGTGGCTGGAAACGCACAAAGACCAGCCATACGTCAAAAACGAACTGGTGTTTGCTCAGGCCAAAACCAACAGTGCCGAATCGAAAGCGAAAGAAAACGCTGACGTGAAATCCGGCCTGGAAGGTCTGCCGCAGGATAATCCTGCTCCCGGCGTAACCAAATCAGACGGTAAGTAATCATGGCAGTCGTTATCTTTGATATAGCCAAATTCAGGACGCGTTATCCCGAGTTTGCCTCGGTAAGTGATGACCTGCTTCAGGCTTACTTCACTGAGGCGACTGTCTATCTGAATAACACCGACAGCAGCCCGGTTACTGATGTTGACCAGCGGGCTGCGTTTCTGAACATGCTGGTTGCTCACCTTGCCGCGATTAACAGCGGTGTGGGTGGCCAAGCGGCATCAGGATTGGTTGGGCGGGTAACGAGCGCATCTGAGGGCTCTGTATCCGTGTCTGTTGATGCTGGCCCCTCCAGCGCCGCCTCATGGTGGTACATGCAGACACCTTACGGAGCGCAATACTGGCAGGCGACGCTGCCATTCAGGACGATTCGTTACCTGCCCGGTGGCTCGCCTTCAATGTATCCCTATCACTACAACCGCAGAGGTTATTACCGGAGGTAGCGATGACAACATTCAGTGGTGGTGACGCGCTGCAGAAGAAGTTGGCGGAAATTGCGGAGCAGATTGGCGACCCAAAAACGCTCCGCGTTGGCTTTCTCGAAGGCGCTACCTATCCCGATGGTGAGTCGGTAGCTATGGTGGCTGCTGCTAATGAGTTTGGAGACCCTAGTATGAATCGGCCTCCTCGTCCGTTCTTTCGTCGCATGCTTGCAGAAAAGTCACCTCAGTGGGGCGATGACCTAGGAAAGATTGCGCTGGCAGTTAATTATGATGCGTCAGCTCTGTTTGCATTGATGGGTGAGAGAATTAAAGACCAGTTGCAGGGCTCAATTCGTGACTTCACAGACCCTGCTCTGGCGCAGTCTACCATTCAGCGCAAAGGCTTCGATAAGCCTCTCATCGATACGGGTCATATGCTCAACTCTGTCGATTATGACGTTAAGGACGGCGTATGAATCTTCATGGAATCGTGCGCCGTGCTATCACTACGGTTAACCCTGACGTGGCTGGCGTGATGATGGTTAGCCTAGGCACTTACACCACCGATGCGGCAGGGCATCGTATACCGGCTTATGCCTCGCAAAACGTCACCGTTCAGTTACAGCCTCTGAGCTACACAGACCTGATGAAGATTGACGGTCTTAACCTGCAGGGTGTTGTGAAGAAAGCCTACGTGAATGGTAACTTTGAAGGCGTCAACCGGCCTAAGCAAAAAGGTGGGGACAAGCTCATCGTTAACGGTGAGAACTGGCTCATCACTCAACCACTTGAAGAGTGGCCTGACTGGTGCTCTTTCGTCGTAACGTTACAGGTGAATCCATGACAGCGACGATAAGCATTACCCAGGATGACATGACAACCGCCTTGCGCGGTTTTTTATTGTCCCTCGTTGACGCTGAGGTGTTTCTGGCTCAGGAAAATCTTGTTCCTATGCCGAATCAGGATTTCGTCACTATGACGCCGATGTTTATCACAGGGCTCTCAACAAACCGCGTTGCCTATAACGACCCGGGGAGTGGTGTCGGCTCGGAGATGACGCAGCGTAGCAGCCAGTGGCGCTGTCAGCTTGATTTCTATGGCAGCAGCGCACAGGAAATGGCATCAGTAGTAGGGACCATGATTCGCTCTGAATACTCCGCTAACTGGTTCAGGCAAAACAATCACCCAATCACACCGCTTTATGCTGGCGAACCTCACCAGACCACGATGATCAACGCTGAAAAGCAGTATGAGAACCGCTGGACGCTGGACTTCATGGCGCAGGTTAACGCTGTTATCACCACACCGCTTTATTTTTTCGACAACATAGAAGTCACGGCAATCGCTGCTGACCTGAAATAGCCACCGGAGAATGCATAAATGGCAATCCCTTTAACAAAAGACGTCCAGATTAACCCTGGCGTACTGGCCGCCGGCGGAAACGCGGTTGATTTGAATGGCCTTATTCTTACCCAAAGCACTTATGCACCAGTGGGTAATGTTGCCTCATTCTCTACCAAAGAGGACGTGGCGAAGTATTTTGGCAGCGCTTCCGATGAATATGCGATGGCGGCTATCTACTTCTCGGGCTATGACAACTCCACGAAGAAGCCAGGGAATCTTCTTTTTGCGCAGTATAATGTTATCCCAGTCTCTGCCTGGCTTCGCTCTGGCTCTATGGCAAATGTCACACTCGATCAGCTCAAGCTCATCAGTGGCGTTCTCACGCTGACTGTAGACGGCACTGCCAAGACCTCAACTAATATCGACCTGAGCGGCGCAAACAGCTTTGCGGCGGCTGCAGACCTGATTGAGTCCGCTATTGGTAACTCGGTTGTCGTGACTTTCGACACCACCCAGAAATCATTCGTCATCACCTCAGCCACATCTGGCGCAGGCAGCACCATCACTTTCGCAACAGGAACTGCGTCAGCAGCCCTTAAACTGACAGCAGCCACAGGGGCCGTTCTGTCTCAGGGTGCAGACGCGCAGAACCCGACTGATTTCTTCATTGCCCTACTGGACAAGACTCAGGACTGGGCGGTATTCACCACGTCTTTCGAAGCGACAGATGATGAGCACCTTGCCTTGTCTGCATGGGCCAGTGCGCAGAATTTCCGGTTCGCATACGTTGCTCATACTACCGAAGCTTCAGCTCTGGTAAGTGGAAGTGCAGACACTATTGCCTACAATATTATCACCACCAATGACTATGCGAACGTGCTGCCTGTGTATGGAACCAACCTACACGCAGCTTCAGCGTTAGGATATGCAGCCGCACTGGACTTCGATCGTCAGGAAGGCCGGGTGACTTTCAAATTCCGCTCTGTGGCAGGGCTGTCACCTTACGTATCTTCATCTGCTGCGTATGACGCGCTGATTGCCAACGGTTACAGCTTCTATGGCTCATATACGGCAAACAACTATTCGACCAATTACTGGGCAGACGGCGCAATTACTGGCGACTTTAAGTGGTTTGACAGTTTCTGTTTCCAGATCTGGCTAAATGCAAACCTGATGCAGGATGTGATTCAGCTTTTCCAGTCTAATCGCTCTCTTCCTTACAATACACGCGGCGATGCTGCTATCGAAGCATCAATGACAGACACCTTTTCGCAGGGCGTGTCTTTCGGCGGGATTCGCGTAGGCATCTCTCTTTCGACTGCGCAGCAAAACGAAATCATCAACGCTGTAGGCACGGACATCACGCCGACGCTGAATGCTAAAGGATGGTATCTGTATCTCCCGAAAGCCACAGCGGAACAGAGGGCTGATCGCATTCGTCCTGGATGCAGTGTTTATTATACCGATGGTGGGAGCGTTCAAAAATTAACTCTTGCATCAATCATGGTTCAGTAAGGAGCGAATTAAATGGCTAATACCATCACCAGTGCTGACGCTATTTTCGCTCTCACTGTTACTAACCTTTACCCGTCAGCGCAGACGTTACAGGGATATGCTGCCGATGCGATGTTTGCACTTGGCGATACTGAAATGGCGGTTTCTGTCCGTGGCGCTGATGGCAAACTTTCAGCTGGTTTCGTATTTGGTGAATACCTGCAGACAATAACCATCATGCCTGACAGTGAAAGCCGTGAGATTTTCGAAACCTGGCAGCTTACATCACTAACATCAAAAGCGGTTTTCCGCTGCAATGCGACAATTATCATCCCAGCCATCAGTCGCAAGTTCACACTTACCAACGGTGTTCTGCAGCGCGTTAAAGCGATGCCGGATGCTAACCGAGTGTTGCAGCAAATGACTTACCAGATTAACTGGGAAAGTGTCACCGCCGAATCCTACATTCCATAAGGTTTACTATGGCCCGCAAAGAGCTTATTTACACAGAGCAGGGTAAAGGCCGCGACATTGGCAAAACCTTCTTCATTCGTGAGATGTCAGCCACGCAGGCTGAGTGGTGGGCTATTCGCGCAGGTATGGCGATGGCCCGCAGCGGTGTTGCGATGCCGGATAACTTCGCCGACATGGGCATCGCGGCAATGGCCGGTACAGGTTTGAAGATGGTGTCGCAGATTCCATCCGATGAAGCAAAGCCACTGCTTGATGAGTTGATGGAATGCGTACAGTTTGTTCCTGACGCCAGCAATCAGAACATCAAGCGCAAACTCATTGATGATGACATCGAAGAGATTGCAACGCGCCTCAAGTTACGTATGGAAGTATTCAAGCTACACGTAGATTTTTTCACCGCCGCCGCCAGTTAGACATTCCACCACTGGTCGGTGAGGCCATTCCCGGTCTTGCTGATTACGTTAACGTCCCAAAAACCATTGCGACCGTACTCTCTTCGGGGAAGTGTTCCTTAACCGAACTGAGCACGACGCTGGGCGTTGAGGATTTGTGGTGGTGGCTGGAGATAATCACCGTGGACAATTACAACCGCATGATGGCTAACAGGGCCAGTGAGAGAAGCTGATGGCAGGCACAATAATAGACGCTCTTGTCGTCACGCTGGGGCTGGACTCCTCTGGCTTTAAAAAAGGCCAGGGAGAGATTAAAGGCGGCCTTGACGACACCCGTAAGCAGGCAGAGCAGACAGCAAAGGACATGGAGGCTGCAGGTAAAAGGGCCGCCTCCTTCTTTGGTTCGATTCGTACTGAATTGCTGGCTCTGGTTGGCGTTACGCTGTCCGTTCAGGGAATAAAAAGCTTTGTCACGGGCATGACGGATAACCTGCAGCAACTTGCGGTTAACTCACGATCGCTGGATATGTCGGCGAAGTCTCTTGATGGCTGGCAGCGGGCGGCAGAGTCTGCCGGTTCAAGCGCCGAGAAGATGACGGGCACCCTTAGCGGCTTCCAGAATGTGCTGACGCAGATTCGAACCGGCGGCGGACAGGATAACCCTCTGTGGCAGGCGCTGGCATCATTCGGCTCGGCTACCGGTGCAAACTTCGATTTTCAGAACGACAACTCTGAGCAGGTTATGCGCAAGATCGCGGATAACTGGGGTAAGTTGAGTAAGGATGCTCAGCGTCGCTTTGGTGGCATGTTTGGATTTGATAATCAGACACAGCAGGCGCTGTCCAATGGTCGCCTGGTAACTGATGCCGATCAGTTCACAAAGATATCCCGCGCAACTGATGAGGCAACGCAAAAGGCGCAAGAGTTCAATCGCCGCCTTGTGGAGATGAAAGCCAACTTTTCTGCGGCTTCTCAGGTGCTTTATACGGCGCTGATTCCTTACGTCGAAAAGCTTATTCCTCTTATTGAGAAGATAGGCAACTGGGTTGCCACTCACGGACCCGAAATAAGTAAGGCGTTTCAGGATTTCTCTAACCAGATAAACGGTATCGTCGATGCGGTTGGTGGTTGGGAAAATGTCATGCAGGGGCTGCTTATCTTCATTGGAGGAAAGTGGCTGTTAGGTATTACCTCTGCACTCGGTGGTGTTCGCGGTGCACTGATGGCTATCTCCCGCATAAGCCTTATCGCAGGGCTTGTAGAACTGCAGAAATATGCGGCGGTGCTCGAAAGCAAATATGGGTGGCTCATTCATAACCCGATTGCCGACACCCTGAATAGCTCACCCGGTAGTGATACCGCCAATGATTTAGGTAAGGCTACAAGCAGGTGGATGCGGGAAAATCTCGGGATCGGCTTCAGGGATGACGATGATTCTGATGAGAGCAAAAAGAATTCGCCTCGCGGGATCCGCAATAATAACCCCGGCAATCTGAATTACGCAGGTCAGGAAGGAGCGACTAAAGAAGGTGGCGAGAATGGCAGGTTTGCTGTTTTCAGCAGCATGCGAGATGGAATATCTGCACTTCATCGCCAGATTCAGCTCTACCTCCAACGTGGCGTGAATACCATCGAGTCCATCGTTAACAAGTACGCGCCTTCCTCAGACGGAAACAATGTTCAGTCTTACATTCAGCAGCTTGTAGGTGCCACTGGCAAAGGTGCGAATGAAACCCTTTCAGGTGATGATCAGGGAATGGTTTTCAAACTGATTCGCGGCATCATCAATCACGAAAACGGTAAAGGCTACGTTTCTGACCAGGACATCCTCGGCGGCATACAAGTAGGTTCCGTGGCTACTTCCATGCGACAATCTGCAATGCAGCAGCAGGGTGGAACCCAGATTCACATTGGCGAAGTAAACATGCCAACGAATGCATCCAACGTTAACGCACTTGGTCAGGATATTCAGCGCAGCGTCACCCGCAACAGCCTTCTGGTACCTTCCATGTCAGGACAGGGTGGATAATGAACTTTTCTCTGAACGAAACAACGCTGTTAAATGCCGTTCAGGGTGGCGGCATTTTCTCGGTTATAAACAGCATTATCTCGCCCGGTTACGGCATCTACCTGAAAAGTGGCGCTAAGGCTTTGTACCCGTCATCCTTTCTCGGAATTGAGTATGGCGCAGACGCCTCTGTTGTTTCATCGCCTATTGAGGCGGGATCGTACACCTCCTACAACAAAGTTAAGCGTCCGCCGGTAATACGTGTGCTGTTTGTGCTTGAGGGATGGTCAGGCTTATCTGGTTCACTGCCAAACCTGACCAATTTCAGTCTGACGAGCCGGTCCGATATGCTGGGCGCGCTCGATGCCATGGTAAGCAGCGCCACCACCTATGACGTAGAAACTCCCGACACGGTTTATCAGGATTACGATTTGGTGCGGTATAACTATCGCACCTCAGACAGGGATGTATCTCTTCTGACTGTAGAAGCGATATTTCAGGCTGTGTTGCAGGAGGCAGAGGTAACGCTTACCAGCACTACGGCGCAGAGTAATACGACCTCAAATGGCACAAGCCAGGCATCCAGTGCAGTCACCGAAAATGTTACAGGGTCAACGAGTGCCGCTACGCAGAGCAGTGTTTCTTCCGCGCTAAACGGACTTAAAAGCTCTGTGTCGAGTGCGTCAACCGCCGTAGCAAATACGGTTAGCTCTTCTGTATCGAATATTACACAGACTACGACATCCGCTATTAACGGCGCTTCAGCCTCGGCTATTAATAAACTATCTTCCACTGTCACTGAACTGGTTAAGGCGATCACCTGATGCAGATAATCACGCTTCAGCCAATAAAGGCTCAGGAACTGACGGTAAGGCTTGGCGAACAGAACGTGACTCTGAGGATATATCAGCGAACCACCGGCCTTTATGTAGATATCGGGCTGGGTGATTTGTGGATAGCGCAGGGCGTCATTTGTATCAATGGAAACCGTCTGGTTCGCTACTCATATCTCGGATTCAAAGGCGATCTGTTCTTTGCCGACCTGAAAGGCAGCAGCGACCCTACCTATGATGGCCTGGGTGACAGGTATGTACTTTTCTATGCCACAGCAGATGAAATGAGCAACGCAGCATGACATACAAAAAACGCAGTCTGAAATTCCAGTTCAAGCTCAAATCCGGCGCTTTTGACAAAGAAGGCAACGACACCCTTACCATTGACAACATAAAAGCAGAGGTTGAGATAGGGGCTTATGGTGGAGATGCTGGCACAAATATGGATGCAAGGATTTTTGGTCTGAGTATGAAGCTCATGTCAAAGCTGAGCTACAAGGGAATACAATTTAACGGTGCTCAGCAGAACATGATGAAGGTTTGGGCCGATGATCAGCCAATCTTCATCGGCTCGATCACAGACTGCTTTTTTGACCCTAACCAAATGCCCGATGTTCCGCTGATTATCAGTGCTTTTGCGACTGGGTATGATCAGTCAATACCTGCACCTCCATTCAGTGCAAAAGGGAGTGTAGACGCGGCTGATATCGTTCAGTCCATCGCAAAAAGTCTGAACTATGTTGTTGTAAATAATGGTGTTTCTTACAAGTTGTCAAACCCATATTTTGACGGAAATCCTATTGAGCAAATATTAAAAGTATCTAAGGCCTGTGGATTCAACGTTGATATCAGGATAGGTGTCATTTTCATATGGACTCAAACTGGCCCGGTAGACGATGTTAAACCATTAATATCAAAAGAAACTGGACTATTAGGCTCTCCAGTATTTAACAAATACGGAGTCAGGTTCCAGAGCACATTCAGCAATCTAATCGTGCTGGGCCGTCGTATTCAGCTCAATACAGATCTGGAAAACGCCAGCGGGGTTTACACCATCGTCTCTGCTATACATCACCTGTCATCATGGACTGAAGGCGGACCATGGATGTCTATAGTGCAAGCTAGTCCTGCGCAATTAACTCCAATAAGGCAGTAATATGTCCAATACTTTTGCAGTCAAACCCCAAGATGTGAGTAGTGATGCTGGACTTCATCAGTTTCTTTTTCAAAGAATGCTGATGAGCAACGCATTCATAACCCTTGCGGTGGTAACGGATATTGATGATTCTGGATTGATGGTAACGGTCAGGCCATTGGTAGAAGGATTTACTGGGTCTGGAGAAAGAATACCAAAAACCGAAATTTATGGTGTGCCAGTATGGAGGCTCCAGCGTGGTGCCAGTGCTTTGATAATGGATCCGGTAGTGGGTGACATAGGCATGATAGCTATTTGCGACCGGGATATCAGTGGCGTTAAAGCAACTAAAGACTCTGCTCTTCCAGGTTCAAACAGAACACACAATTACGCCGACGCCCTTTATCTTGGAGGGGTACTAAATGCAGATCCAAGTCAGTATGTGAGCTTCAGGGATGATGGGATTGATATCGTATCCCCACTTACAGTAACCATGACCGCGCCAGTTGTGGAGGTTAACGCCTCTTCCTCCCTCACGCTTAACTCCGCAAGCATAGTGTTAAATGGGCCGGTGAATCAGGGGGCAGGAAGTTATGCCGGTGACTTTAATTTCAAAGGAAATATTACTGCTCAGGGTGAGGTAACAGGAAAGGGAATTAAACTTTCCACACACACTCATTCTGGGGTGCAGAAGGGAACTGACAGCACTGGTAATCCTCAATAAATTGCGGGATGTTGCAATATAAAAGGATATAATTTAATCAGGGGGAATTGATTATGTCCAAAATGAAAAATCTAATTTATGCAGCACTAACCTGTACTTTTCCTTTGTTTATCGGTCATGCGTTAGCAGAAAGTGAGTCAAAATACTTTGACTTTAACTCTCAAAAGTTCATATCAAAAAATGAGGTTGATAGCAGAGAAAAAGCATTATCGTTGTGCGCTCAGCAGGCAGATGTGAAGGTAGATAAAGGAATCAGGGACGGGACAATACCCATAGACACTTACTGGCAGAACTATTATCACACAGCCTTCACAAAAGACTGCTTGAACAAAAATCACTAACCCGCTCCGGCGGGTTTTTTATTGCCCGGAGAAAGCATGTTAACCAAATCTATTCAGCTCGATACCGACAAGTGGGACATCACGCTTGATGACTCCGGCAATCTAGCCCAGACAGCAAACCCTTATGCAGTAGCGCAGGACGTGGCCTGTGCGTGCAAGACGTTCCTGGGTGAAGCCTGGTACGACACTACGTTGGGAATTCCTTACTACCAGCGCATCCTCGGTCACTGGCCCGGAACGCAACTCATCAACACTAAGTTGCAGGCCGAGGCTCTAAAGCTTGATTACGTCCAGACAGCAACCTGCACCACTGTAATAGGCAAACAGGATCGCATCGCATCCGGCGTCATGACCATCACCGACACCAACTACAACCAGAGCACTATCAATTTCTGAGGCCGCTATGGCAGATGACGTAATCGTAACAACATCGGTACCGGCTGCCACGTTCTCGGACATAGGCCTGTCGGTGCCGGACGAAAAAGACATTCTTGATGGGCGACTCAGCGATCTGGACGACGCGCTGGGCGGAGGGATGAGTAAAAGCCTGACCACGCCACAGGGTCAGATTGCGATGAGCGAAACCGCCATCATTTCTGACAAAAACGACCAGTTACTATCGATAGTGAATGGGGTAAACCCTGACTATGCTGCTGGAAGGTTTCAGGATGCTATCGGGCGAATTTATTTTATTGACCGTATAGCTGCGCAGGGAACCACTGTAACCGCCATAGCAACGGGCCTAGTTGGTACGGTCATTCCTGCAGGAAGCACCGCGCAGGACGAAGCGGGTTACATCTATACCTCGCTGGCGTCTGCCACCATTCCCGCGTCGCAGTCCGTCAGCATCGTATTCCAGAACCAGACGCCGGGGCCAATAGCCTGTCCTGCTGGCTCACTTAATACTATTTACCGCGCAGTAACCGGCTGGTCGGGAATAACTAACCCTGCAGCAGGCGTGCCAGGGAACGATGTAGAGACTCGCGCCAATTTTGAATACCGACGCAAGCAGTCTGTTGCACTCAATGCAAAGGGTACGCCTGAATCTATCTATGCAGCCGTGCTGGCCGTGAGTGGGGTGGTAGACGCCTATGTCTGGTCGAATCACAGCGGAGCCACGGTAAATATAGGTTCAACGAATTACCCGGTGCCGGCGCACAGTGTTTATATCGCCGTATATGGCGGTGCGGCCTCAGATATCGCTCAGGCTATCTACGTAAAAAATCAGGCTGGTTGCGGCATGGTCGGCAACACATCTGCCATCGTGACGGATAATTCTCGTGGCACCAACATTGCACCGAAATACACGATAACCTGGAACACGCCTACACCTACCAGAACGTACTTCAGCGTGCAGTTGCAAAACTCATCATCACTGCCATCTGACATTATCACGCAGGTAAGAACGCAGATTATCAGCGCGTTTAACGGCAACAGTGACCTTGTTCCGAAGGCGCGTATTGCAACCAAAGTTTTCGCCGGTGGTTATTACTCCGTGCTTAACAATATCGACCCCGCATCAGTGAATGTGCTTTCGGTTACTGTGAGTAAGGACGGAACAAACTTTTCTGCATCGATTGAATACGGTGTTGACCAGATACCCTCCCTTGATGCCAACGACATAAGCGTAACCCTCGTATGAAGAATGTGAGAGATACCATCCTCACGCAATACGCCGCCAGCCCTAACCTCAGAAGCCTTATTGAAACCTTCAACGATTCCATGGATATGTCAGATTTTACCGACGAGTTCCTGACGACTATATGGGATGTTTCAACGGCTAAAGGGTACGGGCTGGATGTGTGGGGAAAGATAGTTGGCGTGTCGCGCCTGCTCAACGTAAGGCAGCGTTCTACTTACTTCGGTTTCGATGAATCTTTTATTTCAGCGAGCGATGACGCACCCAAGCCATTCGATGAAGCTCCATTTTATGATGGCGATCAGGCAACGACAACCGTACGCCTGGCAGATGATGGTTACAGAAAACTAATCATGGCAAAGGCCATGGCTAATACCACTGACTGCTCAATACCTTCACTGAATAAATCTCTGAATTACCTCTTCGGTGACGAGGGAACAGTATTTGTGTCCATAACTGGCGTGATGACTATCAGCTACGTGTTCGGCTTTAACCTTTCGCCGGTTGAGTGGGCGATCCTGCTTAACTCCAATGCCATAGCCAAACCCGCAGGCGTGAGCGTCAGCATCATGTCTCTGGACTTTAACAACACATTCGGTTTTGCCGAGGCTGGTTTACAGCCATTCGATAGCGGCACATTCTTCCCTGACTCAGGAATCCAAAATGCAGACCAGCTCACAGCCTAAATTGCTGCCCGTCCCGTTCGCTGACGGCGGCTCAAAAGAAACTATCCCTGTAGCGTCACAGATTGGCATAACAGCCGGTCGCGCGTCATACACTGATGGATTCCCCCCGCTGACCAGAACTCCCCTGGCTGCCGGTGGCGTACCGCCTTTCGGCACAGACTTTAACGGAGTCCTTAATGACATCACAGCCGCTATTCGCTGGAAGCAGTCTGGAGCGGGCTACAACTTTGACAGCACTTTCAGTGCGACTATCTCTGGCTACCCTAAAGGAGCAAAGCTTACCAACTCAACATTTGACGGGTTCTGGCTTAATACGGTAGATGGAAACACTTCGGCACCAGAAGCGGCTGATGCGAGTCTTACCGGCTGGGTTCCATCAGAGAGTTATGGTGTAACCAACATCACAGGATTATCTGGCACCAGTATTGCTCTCTCGTCTCTTCAGGCGTCTAAAGACAGGATAACTTTATCTGGCACTTTAACATCAAACATTATTATCACCCTGCCAGCATGGATTAAGAAATGGACCGTACTGAATAATTGCTCAGGGGCTTTTTCAGTAACCATGAAAACACCTAACGGCACTGGCACTGCCATCCCATCAGGTACGAATGCGATCATTCAGGGAGACGGGGTAAATATATTTCCGGCAACCAATCCGGGAGCGCTCATTAACACACAGGTCCTAACCGCTAGTGGCACTTACACCCCAACTTTGGGCACCAAGAAAATTATTGTGGAAATAATAGGGGGTGGTGGCGGTAGTGGCGGACTGGGTGGTACTGGAACAAATCAGGTGGTAATAAGCGCAGGGGGTGGTAGTGGTACATATGCGCAGGTTTTGATCAGCAATCCATCTCAGACCAGCGTTACCGTTGGAACAGGAGGGGCAGGCGGCCTTGGTCAAAATGGCGCAACAGGCGGAAGAGGTGGTAGCTCGGTGTTTGGAGCTTTCGTTACCGTAGAGGGCGGATTTGGGTCATCAGTTGGACTATCAAAGGCTATGCCAGCGCATGGTATTCCTACCAGTGTATCTCCACAATTTACATACGCCAACTGCTCGCTGATGACATTTAGTTACGGTGGCGCTGGAACGCCGGGATTTGTTACAGCAAATGGTGATGCAGTAGCTGGTGCTGGCGGAACAAGCTTCTTCGGGCTGGGTGGCGATGGGAGTGGGAATAAAGGCACAGGTAAGCCTGGCATGTCTCCAGGAAGTGGTGGAGGAGGGGTTTGTGTCAGTGACTCTTCATATGGACAAACAACAACCGGAGCCCGTGGTGCCGATGGAATCTGTGTTATCTGGGAGTATTCGTAATGCCTTCATACGCTCTTGTTAAAGATGATGTAGTAGTCAATATCGTTCAATGGGATGGAGAACCTCCTCTGGATTTTGGTGAAGGTGTTCAACCCTACCTTTTACCCGAAGGGTATGCCACACAAATCGGATGGAATTATGAAGACGATAAATTTTCACCTCCTCCACTAACCGACGATCAATTGGCGGAAATAAAAAAATCTAAAATACAGACTAACCTGTCAGAAAAGGACGCGCTCCTTAGAAGCGCGACTATGCAAATCAATATACTGCAGGATGCAGTTGATTTAGATATGGCGACAGATGATGAAAAAACCATGCTGCCACTATGGAAGAAGTATCGAATAGTTATAAACAGGATTGATGCAAATACTGATGCCGATATCCAATGGCCAGACCAGCCTAAATAAGTCATAGCCACGGAAGGCTTATCATTTTTGTATTGCAAAAACCTCAAACATTGACCCGGCAATACCCCTTGTTGGGTCTGGTTTATTTAAGGTCAAAACCTCACGCCCAGTCCATTTCTTTAGTAGTTTTTCAAAATCCCTTCCCCAGTCGAAAGTGACAAGAGATTTGCCATCACCTACCGGGTTTTCATGGTATTCAGGTGACTTGATATGCTTCACCTTCGACCCTTTCAGAGATGCTCTCTGGACACTCTTGCGAAGATTGTTGTGTCTTGGTGTAGTGAAAATATGCCATCCACCAGGCCTCAAAACTCTCAAAACCTCTCTACAGGCTGCTTCCGGGTTAAAAACATGCTCAAGCACATCCTGTGAAATAAAAACGTCAAATGAATTGCTCTCGAAGGTCATCAACTCAATGTTTTGATTGGTTCCGCCGCCGCTGACAAGGCTTCCCGGCTCATTGCCATGAACGTACTGTGAGAATGAATAATTATCAAGATGGCTGAAGTAGTCATTGGAAGGTGAAGATTCATGCATTATTTTTTCACCCCACGCGGGCACTAATTCATCAAGGGATCTCACAAGATTCCTTTGCCTTGGCGTCGAGTTGCATGATGAGCATGAGAAATGATCCCTGAGCCACACATCATCAGAGTGAAACATCACTTGCTGTTTACAGCAATGGCAATACCCGTAAGTCGTGAGGCTGTATAGAATATCACCTGACACACCCTGCTCTTTCTGAAGATTCTTACCTGAATCAATCATTGACCTGAACAACCACGCCTGTTCGATTTCTGTTAAGGATGACCAGTCTATCTCTTTTATATTTCTGATTTTGTTTCTGACAAACCAACGCATAAGTCCTCCTGATAATATCAATAAATGTAACACTTAATTTCGGCAATAAAAAGATGATGCATTAGGCAGGCAGGATGCACCTTGATCAAAGTCCAATGCTTGTATACTGTAATTATATACAGTATCTATCGGAGCTATCACCATGCCACGTTATGGCGACATACGCGTTTCTTTCTTTGAGGCTATGAAGCGCAATCCTAAGTACGGCGTCACGGTATCCACATCTGACTTCGTTGCTGAGCTTGCAAAGCGCAACTGGGAGATGAGCCATCAGAGCGCTAACGAGTGGATAGCGCAGCATGTGATGACGTTCCGCGACGTGTCGCCTGAAGAGGGGCATAACAAGCTCTGGCAGCGTTTCTACCACTACGGGGAGTATTGATATGGGATTTCCATCACCGGCGGCAGATTTCGTTGAGAGCCGCATAGATTTGAACAAGCTGATGATTCAGCGACCATCGTCAACCATCAGGATCGAGACGCCGAGAGGATTTGCGCTGGTAGACAGTTCCATCACTCCGGTGCCGGGTAACAAGGTTGCCTGGCAGGTCGATGGCTACCCGATGATTGGGAAGTACTTCAGAACGGGAATTGTTACGGAAGAGGGCGAGACGATTGACGGGGATTCATTGGAAGGCGTGGTGATGCTCGGCGTGGTAACGCACGAAATCCTTTCAGTGTATGAGGCTGACTGGATGCCGGTTTGAATCACAGGTTCGAATCTTTCTTGTGGCGCTGCTGTGTCGTAATTGTGGCGTCACAAGAAAAACACGAATTACCTTTAAGTTCACTCAATGACACTCAACGACACAAAGCCAGTTGCGAGCATGGATTTTGTGCGGTTAATCAGTATGTTAAATTACGCTCTACTATCTTCTAAGCCGTAGGTCACAGGTTCGAATCCTGTAGGGCGCGCCAATATATTTCAACGAGTTAAGCAAGCTTCAAGCCTACCTGATTTCCTCCTTGTGTCGTATTTGTGTCGTTGTCACCCAAGAGTGAGTCAATTTTGCGCGCATGTTCGGTCAGGTGGTTAGGTGCCAGGTGTGCATACCTGCGCACCATTTCTATGCTTTCCCACCCCCCCATTTCCTGCAATGCAGAAAGTGGAACACCTGCCTGAATAAGCCAGCTTGCCCAGGTATGCCGTAAGTCATGAAAACGGAAATCCTCAATGCCTGCCCGCTTGAGTCCTATCCGCCACGCCGTGTTATCATCACAGCGCATTTTCCGGACTGATGGCGTTTTGGTGCCGTCTGGTCTGGTTGCCTCTTTCGTGTGAACGAAAACCCATCGTGAATGCTTTCCTATCTGCTCTTTCAACACCCGGCATGCGGTATCATTCAGCGCCACGCCAATAGCCTTGCCCGCTTTGGCGTTCTCAGGATTTATCCATGCCACCTTCCTTTGCATATCAACCTGAGTCCACTCCAGATCCAAAATGTTTGAACGGCGTAGCCCGGTGGAAAGCGCAAAAACAACCACTGGCCTGATGCTGTCTGGCATGCAGTCGATGAGCCTGTTTGCTTCCTCTCTGGTCAGCCAGCGAATCCTTTTGCTTACGGGCTTCTTGGTCTTGATGACCGGCGCTGTCTTTATCCATCCCCACTCGTTAGCCGCGGCACGCAGAAGTGAACGCATAAAAGAAAGGTAATGGCTTCTGGTTCCTGCACTGACTGGCCGGTCTTTGTATTCAGGCACGGTCTTGCTGTCCCTTATGGCCGCATCGCGCTGAATCTCCCATTTCCGGCGATGGTTGCGGTTGATCATCCTGCCAACAATCTTCTGCACCTCCTCGCCGGTTATAGAGGCAATATCCCGTCCTGAGAAATGTCCAAGAAAGAACTCAATCTTTACCTTGTCGTCATCCAGGCTTCGCTTGTGCTCTTTCTCATCCAGCCAGCGCATGCAGGCCTCTTCGAAAGACCTCACAGGCAGGTCGCCTAACTCCTCGACCCGCCATGCTTCAGCCTTCAACCGGTCGTGCAGCTCCTGCGCTTGCTTTTTGTCCGCTGTGTTAAGCGATCGCCTAACTCTTTTGCCATTCGGGGTAAAGAAATGACAGTGCCATACCCCGCCTCTGAGGGTGATTGACATGATGGACCTCCGTTTGTGCCATCACCCATGCTCGCCGGGCGATTCTGTGATGGATTGCGAACATAATCAATACAGGCGGAGCGAAGCACCAGGTACTTTCCGCTGTCTCCACCTGTTCTGCGCGCCGGCAACTCTCCGCGGCGAATCAGGTTGCTTACAGTTCTTGCTGAAACTTTCAGGTAAAGCGCGGCCTCGGCAAGCGTCAATGGCTCGTCGTTTTCCATATCTTCTCCTCAGGTGGCTTGCTGTGTTTGAATGCGTAAATGAGAGCGATGAGAAGGGCGAGAGTGAGAATGTCGCCCGGTTAGGCGGTGATGGTGATGTTCATGGTGCTTAGTCATTTGCTTTATCGGCGTAGCTGCCGTACCACCAACCATCATCCCCTAGGGTGAGCGCTATCCTTTCTTTTCCAACAACGTTTACCAGATGCATTGTTATTCCAAACTGACCGTTATTTGATCCAACCTGATTTCCGTTTTCGGCTTCCTTGCACCTAATTTTCTTCAACTCTTCATCCAGTTGGATATCAACCTTTTTCCCGCGGAATCCTGTTGCTTTGCTAAATGAGCCGCCACCACCGACACCATTTTTGATAATTCTGAATCTGACAAAGGCCCCGCTTGTCTTAGAATGGCGATAAGAACGGGATGTAAATATTTGAGACTCAAATGACATAACAACTCCTCACGCAGAGCGCGATAAAGGTTAATGGGGTGGATTAGATGTATTGCGCGAAGTCGGCGGCGAGAAGGGTTATTGCTCGGCGCATGGCATTAAGTCGGGCCGGTATGTTTTTCCCCTCGTAACTGACAGTGCGAGACTGACCGCCGGCTGGCTCACTAACGAGAACGACGCGATCACCAAAGCAGATATTCATATCTAAGGCAGATGCGACAATCATCGCATGAGTGTTCTTCATGGTTGGGTGGAAATCTCCATCCATCACACCATTCAAATACCACTCGTCTGTTGGAGTAAAAACCGAAGCCTCACGGACAGCCATGGCTGCCAGCCTGTGGAGCTCATTTATGCTTAGTTCTGATACCTCCTCCTGCGTCATTTAAGCCACCCTCCGGTGCTGCTTGGCGCGCTCAACTTTCTCAAAGTCCTGACAGCACTCTGGCGAGCAAAAGAATCCTGTCGATACCTTCTCTTCGCAGTAATGGCAGGTTCCGGTGAATTGCATTGTCGGGTGCTTGCGGTTGGCTAATGCCAGGTCAATCATGTGCTGCGTGTGCTCAGCAGCTTCGTCGAGAATATCTGCGGACATATCACACCTCCACTGCTTCAGATTTGAATGCCAACTCACACCATTCAGCGATGCGGGTAATCTGCGCCTGAATATCCTGAAGTGTCGCTGCTTCACCTGTCCGGATGTCATGATTGATGATGGCCCGGATAAGATGTTCAACCTTTGAGTAATAGCCGATACGGGATTCAGTAATCTGTCCGGCTGTTTTGCCGTGCTGAACGATGTTTTTCACATAAAGAATGAGGTCGTTGGTGCTTCCTTCGATGACGTATTTGTCACCAATCTCGATACGCATAGTGGTTACTCCTGAATTTGGGCAATAAAAAACCCCGCCGTGGCGAGGTATCTTTAGTGTGATTTCTATTTGCGCATTTCGACGGGTTTAGTCTCATGCTTAATGATGGCTTTATGAATTACCTCATCGTCAGGTCTGGTATAGTATGCAATAAGGTACACTAGCCTTTCCCCGGTACTGGTAGCGGGCGATAAAAACTCACCCGCAGTGTAAAATTCTTGCTTCCCTGAATCAGTATTTGTCAGCATGATATGGGTAGTCGCATATCCTTCTCCCTGCCAAACTTCAGTGCTCCCGTCAATTCTGAATACTAAAAAATCGGCCATCACTTTTCTTCCTTCTGATAAACCGGGTCAGTACCACGCGGAAACTGCAGCGCCGCGTTCCTGTAATGCTGCAATCTTTCCCTGAAATATTCTCGGTACTCTTCCGGCTGCTGCATCTCCACTTCCATAGGGATAACCGGCATATTCATACGCTCCTTGTAAGCCACTCCAGACGCGGCTAAATCCACGTTAACCTTATCGCGCTCTTCTTTGCTTCTTGCTGCTATGTTGTGTGACATGCGATGTCCTCCTGCATGGAGTATATCGCGGATAGGTCAGGAGAGGGTGAGGCTGAAGGGATTAACTGTCCTGACCTCCCGGAGCTGCTGGTCTGATATTGAATGCCTTCAAGATCCCGACAATTTTCTCACGCTTGCTTTGAATTGCTGGTACATCCCGAAGCTCATTAACCAGCTGTGAGAACTCATGCTCTCGCATCGTTCTACCATCGGTTACAGGATGTGCGGTGACGTTAAGGCGCTGGACTTTTTCGATAGCTGCGTTAAATCCAGCAGCGTAGGCAGCATAAGAACCTTTCAGCCCCATTCTATCTACAGCCATATAGATTTCGTCTACTTCAGGCGCATGATCGGCGGTTATTGCATCTGGCAACTTAATCATTTTTCACCTCTCCACCTGCTGCACGAATGGCTGCGTTCAAGTCGCGCTTGTAGTCAAATGCCATAAATACACCTTCTTCTGTGTAATATTTTCCGGCTGAAATAGCTGGCAACTCAACCGGGCGCAAAACCTGAGCGGGCGGGGTATCATAGAGAGGCTTAACCTCAACACGGAAAATATCGCCTTCGCTCGGTTCTTTTTCTTTACTACCGTATACCCACGGATGGATAGTTCCGTTTAGTTTGTTTACCAGACGGTGCGCCCAGGCTACTGGTTGCGCCTGCACATCACCATCAACTGGATTGGGGGAATTAGTTGTCATGGTTGGCCTCCACTCTCTTAAACTCAATGACCCACACCCACGGGCTATGCTGCCAGCTCTCTTCGCCGTAAATTGACTGCCACAGGCTTATAAAGCTGTCGCTTGGGCGCTCAAACCATTCGCTGGCGAAATTCAAATTATCCGCAAGGTAATTGCAATATACGGGTTCATTAAATTCGCTCTGGTCTGTGCGACGAACACCGGCGCGAATACCCTCAGCGCATGCATCTGCATCACTGATATCCTGCAGCCGCTCCACGCGAACGCCGGTAATCTCCAGCGTTATGCGGGAAGCCCAGCGCGGCATGTGGATGGATGGTCGAGAGCGCCAGAAGTCGTCACGCTTACGTTCAGAAGGTCGCTGAATTCCGTCTGCCGGATACAAAACCTGCTTATCACTGACGAAATATGAATCCTCTGGGTCATAGCCACCGCCTTGCCAATGGCCGTGCTCGTAAAAGCTCTCACGCACCCACAGGCGATCACCTACTGCACCGAACGGGCACTTAGCCAGAAACTGCTCTTTGGTGTAATCGCACCACGTGCCGCTCTGGTTCCGCATTGAGAAGACATGATCGCCATACCACTTGTCGCCAGGCTCGCGATAATCGATAACCTTCTGCCCGGTGGCCTGCATGTTATTGGCTGGCGACTGAATGATCCGGCGCGTCTGCGTCTTCCTGCCGTCCAGAACTGCCCGAACCATTTCGGCGTTTAAGAGGATTGGGCGCTCACGCATGGTTGGCCTCCAGATATTTTTCAAACCAAAAAACTACTGGTTCGTCTTTCATTGCGACCAGGCCCATTCTGACGAGTGCTTTTCCTTTTCCTGAGCGCAAAAACTCGCGACGACCATCATCGATAATGCGGCGATAATCCTCTAGGCTGCTGCAATGCTTATGCAGATTGCATGCGTGACACGCGGTAAAAAGATTCTCCAGCACGTCCATGTCTGGGTTGACCATTTTATTTCCGAATCTGATTACCGGCTTTTGATGGTCAGCATGCCATTTATCAGTAAGCTCGCATCCACAATAGGCGCACCTTCCGCCAAACTTCATGCGCAATGCGGCGCGTTGAGGTTGAGTTAATTTCATTTCAACCCGCCTTATCCGCAGTGTCATGGGTGCCGGAGAGGAGTTGGTCGGCGAAATTCATCGCGATATATGCATAAGCATGATGGCTGTCTGGCTTACCTTCATCAGATACACTTTTTGTTATTTTGGCGGCCAGCATCTCCACACCTTCCGCCCGCACCGAGTTCAGGTAAGCGTCGGTGGCTGGTGCTGATGGCATTGAGATGGACGCATCAGCAAACCCATAATCAGAGCTGTCATCTTCCACAAAACAATTTTTAGTTATAAAAGACTTTAACGCCGCATTCTCTGCCGCCATCGCATCCAGCTTCTGCTGCAATGCGGCGTAGTCCGTTTCCACCTGCTCAGCCAGTCCATAAAGCTGCTCTAGTTTATTCCCGGCGCGCAGAATTCCTGCTGATTTAATCTCTGCGATAAGTTTCGATATTTCGCTCATTTCCCTTCTCCTGGATCCGCTACAGACACCACAACAAGCTCATCGTTATCGAATTACTCTTGCTTATCGTTGATGTAACAAAGCACCTTATTGGCAAGGTGCCTTACGTTGGTAACCATGGCTAACTGCTCATCGGCTAATACAATGAACATGAAGCTGTTGAGGCGATATGCCGGTATGCGGCATTGCCTGCGGTGAAGTGTTTGCATGGGAGTGTGTCCGGTTAGTCGCCCTGATAGCGGCGTTCAGCCCAGTCTGGATAGACCTGATTGCGATCGGCTTTGGCATCTTCCCTGATGCTCTGCCGGTTCATTTCCGCTCTCCGTGCTTTCTCGTTGTTTTCCGCTATCTGGCGCTCCATTGACTTAAGCATCCATGCATCACGTTCTTCCTGTGTTTCCCTGGTGCTGAACAGCACCTTAACCTTGCGCTTCTCCTCGTATTCCCTGATGACGTCCGCTGTCATTGCATAGAGCTTGTCGAGCTTGGCTCTGTCTTCGGGGCGCAGAGAATCCTCCGGGGTTCCGGTGCTGTTCATTTGGCGAGCCTTAGTTAATCGCTACAGGTTCATGAAGAAGGGGTGAAGATCTGACTCTTCAATCATAAAATCAGCCCATTTGCTGGATAGCGTCATGGGTATTGAAATTATGCTTCTTGAGGTGGCTGTTTCGTTAGGAACGAGAAAGACGTGTTGAGGCTTATTTTCTTTAGACAGGGCATAAAGCACAAAAAAGTCAGCTTTATCTTTCTGTTTATTAATACAGAAAGACCATCTTTCAGGGTCTTTTCCACCCTTTGAATTAGGCCTCTTGTCGTGCAGTCTGGATGTTTTAACGTCAACGCTATATCCATTTACAGTAAAATCTATCGTTGACTGATATTCAGACTCGTTATTGTCTATCGCATCTGGTACGGCTTTTTTAAAAAAGCCCTCACCTAAAATTGCGATACGATCCGTTGCAGAACCATATCTTCCTTTGTCACCAGTTACAGCGACGCCAGCTTTTTTCAGATGCGTGTAGACCGTCTGCCATGGTATGCCGATGTCAATGCCAGTTAACTTTAGGTTTTTATGTCGGCTATACGACTCAATGCACTTTTCAGTGATATTCATATTTACCTCTAGAACGGTACGTCATCGTCAAAGTCCATAGGAGGCTCGTTGTTGGCCTGCTGGCTTTGCGGTCGCTGCTGTGGTGCTGGACGGTTGTTTCGCTGCTGCTGAGGTTGTGACTGAGGCTTACCAGATGACTCCTGCTTGCCTCCGAGCATCTGCATGACACCGCCGACATTCACGAGAACCTCTGTGGTGTAGCGCTCCTGACCGCCTTGGTCTTGCCATTTGCGGGTTCGTAGCTGGCCTTCAATATAAACCTGAGAACCCTTACGCAGGTATTCGCCCGCCACTTCCGCCAGTTTGCCAAACAGCACGACACGGTGCCATTCGGTGATCTCTTTGTTTTCACCGGTCTGCTTATCACGCCAACTCTCAGAGGTAGCCAGAGTAATGTTGGCGACAGCGCCACCATTTGGCATGTAACGCACCTCCGGGTCTTGCCCGAGGTTGCCGACCAGAATCACTTTATTTACGCCACGACTCGCCATTATGCGGGCACTCCTTCAATTTCAGATCTTCTATCTAGATAAACCGACTGGGCTTTGTTAAGTAAAGCTGACCCAGTCAGGCGTTTTTCTGCTGATTTCCACGCCTTATCGAGATCAGCGAGAGGGGCTTTGATCGCATACTCAGTAAATGCGGCAAGTATTTCCTCCGGGGTTCTGTCATCTACAGGCTTTGTTTTACTTGTCTGCGGACGAGGCGTGGTGTTGTTTTGTTGTTGTTTGTGCTCATCTGTATCTGCATCCTTGGCATCATCAATACCAAACAATCCGTTAAGGCAGTACTTGCGGGCATATGAACTGGTTGCTCCCGTAACCTGAGCGGCGTCCATACCCTTTTTTGACTCTTCTTCACGCGCCATTGCTGAGGCCGTGTGAGTGGTATCGCCGTCCGTTATTGACGCTGTTGCCCGCACGTAATAGCGATCACCTACTGGAACTATCTCATCTGAAATTGAAAGAAACAGTCCGTTTAGGAGTGGCTTTACGCCCTCCAGAATGTCTTCACAGCTGCGATATTTGTACTTTCCGAAGCTGTTGTACTGATTCTTTGGTGCATTCAGCGTGCGCTGTATCTCTGCGAGTCGTGCATAGAATTCTTTACTCACTTACCACCTCAGAACGGGCATGGCCCGAGGAAATATTTACTGTTAAATCGCTCACACCAGGCCAGGCTAAGCGATGCGCGCATTGACTTACGGTTACCATTGCGGCGGTGATAAAGCGCGTCCATGACGTAGCCACGGCGTTTAACGCGGCTTTCTTCAGTTGTGGTTGCGAGGCTCATTCTTTACTCCGGGGCAAGCCATTTCGAATAGTGCTCTGATGAAGTCGTAATCCTTCAGGCGTTCGCGATCTGCTTCTTCCTTGCGCTGGCGCTCAAGAGCTTCCTGCTCACGGCGATATTGTTCGACTGGCGCTATCATGGCTGGCCTTCCTGTGTAATGACCTGCACCAGACGCTCCCACAACTGCTGTAAGCGGCTCTTTGGCTGCCAGTGCATAACGTCGGAGCCAGTCAGGCGGAAGTGATTTAAAGAAGCTGGAGCGGTGTGTTTTGGGCAGCCCGATGCCGCCCCTGCGAACATTAGTTCTTGCATGGGATACCTCATGAATTAGTTGGTTTAACCGGGTAAAAGAAAGGCCGACATTGCGCCGGCCGTTAAGGGTATTACTGTCTGGTTATCTGAGCCCTCTAAAGGCGTTGGTGCGCAGCACCGTCAGCCGCACTCAGCGAATACGGCTTGCGGTATCACTCACTGATAGACTGTTCAATGGCGCGATAATGAAGCGCCCTCATAACATCGCTACGACGAAGCGAATAACCGGATTTTTTGCAAAGCCTTGCTGCTCTGCGATAACCGTTCTTTCTGAATTTTGCCTGCTGCTTAGTCATGTAGTTACTCCCATTTATTGTTTATGCGTAGCACCTCAAAGCCGCCTAAGCAGACAGCTTTACGGTGTCACTCATCCTCTTCATCGAGGTGGTCGAGAAGGGCGATTATTGCCTCTTCCTTGCTGTCATAACTATTTGGCAGCCACTTGCCTTTGTATTGAGCAATCCAATCACCAAACTCATCACGGCAGACTAGCCAATTCCTTTTTTCCATCCTCTCTCTCCTGTAGTGGTTACTGGCCCAATGCCTTGGCAATGGCTGCTCGGGCAAAATCCCATTCCGGGTGCTCGCCATGCTTATCGTGCGCATGAAGTGCATCCTGAAGCGCCTCAAGAAGCTCAGGTGCTGCGGCAAGCAACATTCCCGCCTCATCCTCTTTACCGCTAACTAAAAGTTGAGCGACAACATCACCACCTTCGCTTCTGACCTCACCCAAGACCTCTGAATAATGCCAACGCACAAACTCACTCATACAACCCCCTAAACAAACGCATAAACACACACTCCCATAACCGCAAAGACTGCCCAGCCTGACCAATAATTTTTGGTGGATATCATGGGAGTGCTCCAGTAAAAAGGCCGCCTAAGCGACCTGTTCAGATTCCACGATAAGATGCGGGTGAAGCCTTGTGACTACTTTGTCACCTGCGTCATCGGCTTCAATCCAGCACTCATCATCGAACTCTACTTTCATACCGTCCTTGTCAATCTCTCCTACTGAAGGCATATATGCCTCATATGATTTACCCACAGTCATATCCTTCATAACTCTACGGAAAGAGGGGTTGTTGGGCTTACTGATGACCTTCACTTTCACTAACTTTCCCATAATTACCTCGCTGTAATTGTTTCTGATTTGCGGTAACCCGCGTTGAATAATGCAATCTCTGGCAAACAAGCTGACCCACTCTCATGCTTACTACGCAGAGAAGGGGAGCTGATTGCGCGGGATACTGTCAGGCTGCATCCGGTGCTGAGCTTCTTGTATGCGCGGTCAATGCGACCTGCATAGTCCAGTTGCTCACGATGAGCCTCTGCCCGAAGGCGCTTGCGTAGCTCTCTTGCTTTCATAGTTACCTCCGGTAATTGACTTAGGCCGATGCCATGCCGTGTTGCTGATCTCCACGGTTGCGCGTTTTCACGCTGCATTTCATGGCATCCCCAAAGCCAACTGCACTTTGGCGGGGACGAATCATCCCCATTCTCAATTGTTAAAGAGCAATTCCGTTTCATGTTTCGCCAGCGTCCTGCTGATGGACTTAATTTAAGACAACTTAAATTTAACGTCAAGCATGATTTAAAGAAAACTTAAATTATTTTCTCTGGAATTTAAGATGCGGTAGCTTGTGGTTGTTTCATGGTGTCGTGAGGAAGTGCGATGAAAATCGACGAAGAACGCCTACAAATGGTCGTCTACGCCATAGGCCGGGTGGTGATAGAGATTAGAGGTGAGGGTAAGTCAGTGAGTGATGCTGAGATTATCGAGAGGCTGGAGCATTACAGAAAGCTGGAGACGAATACGATAGGGAAGGGGGTTTATCGGGATGCGGCGGAGATGATCAGGTCGGGCGTGAAGCAGGCATAAAAAACCCGGCGCGGAGGCCGGGCTTTCAATTACAGAGGGCGAAAATCACTCTGTAGCAGGTGGTTGTACGTCATCTGGTTGCTGTACTGGTAAGGTTCGAGCTGTCTTTTCAGATCGTTTAGATTTTGCTCTGCTCTCTTTGCCAGGTTTTGACTCTCCTGGATTTGATCCTGAATCATTTTGTTCAGGACTTCCATCTCTGGGTGGTTGTTCATGGTCTGCTCCGTTAGTCTCCGGTATGTCAGGGTCGATTGTAAAATCCGATACCTTAGGTTTCCCATAAGGCTGGATCTCACCCTCGTGAATCTTTTGGTAGAAAATTTCATAAAGCGCTTCTGTATGTCCACTAGGACTCTCAACGTTATGAAAAAGTTCACGCGCTTCTTTCCTGTCAATCACGAACCCGTGTGACGGATAGGATGCAATGAGCTTGTAGAGCGCGCCATCTTTTAAGCACTTGTTTTTATCACTAAGCCTCTGCCCGTAAGTGATAGCTATGCTCATAGCTCTCTGGTGCTCTCCTAATTTTATAGGATCTATTTGAGCAGCCATTGGTGCAACAAGTGCTTCAGTAAGCTTAGCTGCAATGTCAGCCGACATCTTAGTGCTGATTTGATTTTCGTATCTTATCTTAACAAGATGAGAATTAAACGTCGAAATAGAGCGATCTTTTAGCGCATCTAAAGCCGTCATAATGACTAAGCCCGAACTCATCTCGCCAATTTCATCATTTTTTTTAAGCTGTATGTCGAGTGGACCTAGCTCACCCATGTCACCCATGATGAGCCTATCAGCAGCAATTGCAATCAGAGTGCCAGCACTTTTACATGGTCCCACAACAAGAAGGTTAACTTTTTCATAATTATGTTGAAGAGCCCTACCTATACGATAGCCTGCATTAGGATCTCCGCCATAAGTAGCTACACAAAAAGTTACCTCTTTGTTAAGTCCTTTCGATTTCTTCCGCTTCTTTATAGCATTTGTAAGGTCTAAGTAGCCATCACGGTGAATGTCACCCGTGTATACGTAAACATCATGATTAGCCATATCATTTCCCAGAAAATTCCCTGTAAATGGAGAACGCTCCCGTCTGGCGCGGGATACGTGATATGAATACAAAATCGGCAGAAATTAATAAATCTTTACCCAAACGCCTCTTCCGGCCACTGAGCCTACCGGCGATGGTTGCGCCTACTAATGCGGTGTTCGATCATTGTTC